GTCCTACGTAAATCAGCTATTCTAAGCTCGTTAGGTAAGCCACAGAGCCTCATAACCCTTCTTGCTATCTTGGACAACCTATAAAGAGTATAAGGCTTGTATGAGCCTCTAATCGCCTTTGGACAGGGTGCAACATATTCTTGGAATCCATAGTCATTCTTTTGTTGACTTAACATTTCAAGTAATTCATCACTAATTGGTAGGTGTACAACTGCTCTTCGCTTAGATTGTTGCAAATTTAACACACGATTATCAAAATCTATGGAAGTAAACTTCAAATTTCGCATGTCTCCTACTCGTTGACACCATTCGTATGCCATTTGCACTATCAAACCCATACTTCTGTACTTAAAATCAGCATAAGCATAGTCAAGAAATTGACAAACCTGTTCTTTTGACCATACTACTTTGCGAGGTTGTGTTGGTTTACGTTTGAAAGTAGAGAAAGGGTTAGTCTCTGCGTACTCCATTTCCATTGCGAATCCAAAAAGTCTTCGTGAAACAGAGCAAGTATAGTTTGCCATAGGAATACCTCTTTTTAGCCATATTTCATAGGCACGTCTACACATACCACCTGTTAATTTAGTTAGATTGACAGAGCCAAGTTTTTTGGTGTCTATGATAGTAGTAGACATGACACCTAAGAAATACTTATAATCTACTTTAGATTTATCTGATAACATATTGAAATCACTAGATAAATAATACTCATCAATCAACTTATTTATTTTCATATTACACCTTCCATTATTCTATGCCACATTTTTCTTTCCTCTCTTTACAAATTTATAATCTCTCCATCTGTCTGCATAACTATGCTCACACTTAGGTAGTTCTAAGTTAAATATGTCTGCTAGTATAAATTCTAAGCTAGGTAATTCAACTACTGTGTGGTAGTCTAAAGGCATACCCTCATTAATATTATTAACTATATCTTTCAAATTATTAATTTGTTTTAGTAATCTTTCTTCTTGTACTTCTGTAAGTTTAATCGTTGTCATTTTACTTCTCCTTTTATTATCTATGTCCATACGATTCTGCATTTGACCCACGTGCTACTACACAACCTAGTGGTGCTATGTCACAGTTAGGGTAACTAAAACAGGCTATATGTTTATCTTCTTCATAAAACCAATCAGGTCTTTCTGTATATTTATATCTTGCAAATTTCATTTTGTCAACAATATAAAATGACCTATATGCTTGTATGGGAAAGTCCTCATCTGTTTTTAATTCATCATGCCCACTAAAACATTGTGGGTGTGGTGTTATAGATGTTGTAGTGTCAGGTATATATTCTGCACCTAGAACGATTGCATCATAGTGTTTACTTGCACCATGAGTTTTGTTGTATCGCTTAGTATATTCCTGTAGCATTGCAATATACAAGTTGGTTGCCCACATATAATTCATGCGACATTCCATTGCCCATAGTGTACAAGGATGTTTTTGATGTACAGGTTTATACAAATTTTTTTCCTCTGCATAACTAGGTGCATGATGCCATAGTGCAGTACACAACATCTGTGCCTCTTCTAGTGGCATCTTGACTACGTGTTGGTCACATAGAGACTTAGCAATCTCATGTGGTGTTTGTTCTATAATAA